ACGTAAGCACGCCGCCCGACACGGTACCGCTTGGTGTCCCAAGCGGAACTGAGACCAAAGTGACAGCGCCTGCAAAAACAACAAGGCGACCAGGACCGCCGCCCCCGTCAATAACAGTAACGACTCCCTGGAGCCGGGCATTGATGGCAACTGTTGAATAGTTGACGGCCACACTACCAAGACTCCCCCTGCATCACCTTCATGACAAGGTTAGTACCGATGACAGAAGAATTAATCCGTACTGCGCCGACCGGGCCACTGATAGTCAGCAGTAAGCCATCGGGGAAACTACTGGACGACGCATAGATGGTTCCTGGTGCCGTGCCAGGCGCACTGGATATACCCTGCCACACCACCAGACTGGAGGCAGTGCGCATAATATCGTCAAGAGTGGTCTGAACGACCCAGAATCCGCCGGTCGAGGACGACGCAGTAACAGATACCGTCGTCGGCACACCGTTGCGATAAGCAAGCGCAACCGGCGTAGAAGTACCAACAGAACTAAGGATGACTGAGGCTAAGGGCATCGTCCTTAATGAGGACGAAACTTGGCGAAAGTCAGAGCCAGTCGCGCCCTTTTCCCTACCTTGCCTGGAGACGAACGGTGCTTCCGTGCGAACTCCATTGTGGACATTCCGGCCCGGTGAGCAGCTGTCCGCAGAGCACCGGGCTTTTTAACTGCGCTCTGCATCCATTTCCCACTTCCACCGCCGGATGCATATAAATCAGCAGAAGGCGCTATTTTTTTCCGCTGACCTCGCCACCACGGGCATAAAAGCTGCCACTCGCTTTGTCGGTATGGTGGGAGCGACCATCAATGCCGGCACCATGGTGACCATGGGCGTGACCGCCATGCTTATGATGATGCGGTGCGCCACCGCGCTTATGGCCGGCAACATGAGCACTGGAGAACGGCGACTTGTCGGCGCCTACGCCAACACCACCACCTCGAGCCCGCTTCTCGACCTTACCGCCTGACTTACGAGACTCCCGAGATTCACGGGACTCGCGGGACTCGCGGGCCGATTCACCTGACTCAATACCACCGCCACGACGACGCTTATCGAGGCGGCCACCGGACTTAAGACCAGCTACCGCACCACCGTCTTTCTTGGCCTTGCCGCCGTGCTTATGCGAATGCGGGTCGGTGGCTTCCTTGGCGACATGGCTTTCGCCGCCAGAATAAAACACCTTGCCGCCTTTGGCGCGGGCTTGAACTTTGTGGCGATAAGCCATGATGATCTCCTATTAAGCCGTAACCGACTGCAGCGCCTTAAGCGTTCCCGTCACCGGAGTCGCGTTGGCTGTCGAGTGCAGCCGTACACCGCCGATCGGTGTTACCACCGTATAAGTCAATCCACCAACGTCGGCGATACCGGTCCCAGTCGCTATAGCGGCGGCCGAGCTGATAATGCTCCAGGTCAGAGTTTGTGCCGGTGTCGTCGATGGATCGTCCAGCGTCATCTGGATATCCATCACACCAGCGCCAGCCGAAGAAGAAACCGTCAACTGCAGAGTTGTTGCCTTGGCTACCGGATTAAGCACAACTGCTGCACTGGTGCCAGCAGAAGAAAGTGTCGTGACTACGGATGCCATTGTGCTTTTCCTTCTTAGTCAAGAGCGTTTTGGATCACCAGATAATTTACCCATACTGCGCTCGATGCCTGCGTCGTCGTCGCCGGGTCTGTTATTCCCGGCTTGGTAATTGACGGCACGAAACTTGTCGCCGCAGTGGCACCACAGGGAGCAATCGGGAACGGAAATATCGAGTGGATCCGGCTCATCCATTAGTACCCATGGCTTTGACGTATATCATACTGCAGCTGCCAATTTGTTATCGGTTCGGTCTTCTTGTTGGTGTGGTTCTTGCCAGTATTGCTGATCGCCATCTGGGCGCCGACCATCACCATCATGAACGGGAAAACGCTGTTAATCATGATACCTCACGAGGTCGGGAACGTACCCCAGACCGAACGGAAGTCATAATAGGTCGGTACATAACGCTGATAACCCTTGACCAAGAGATTATCCGTTGTGAACTCTACGCTCATATCCATCTCGAAAGGTTTACGATTGAACCAGATCAGGCCATCATGATTGGTCAACACAAACCAGGCAAAGGCACTGGTCAAATAGTCCCAAACCATAAAGCCTTCTTGCAAGCTTTCATTCATTCCCAGGATGGCGTTGATGTCGTTGGTCGAGGTTCCTGGACGAAGTTCTGAGCGCATTAGACGAAGTGCAACAGGCTCAAGTTGCGGCGGCACTACAACCTTGCGGCCACGGGCATGAATCTTGAGGCCGGCATTGTCGCGCCAGGTGGCACGAATCTGAATCAGCGCATTCAAAAGCGTGGTCTCGTTGAAGTCCACGTCGGGACTGGGCTGATTGGCGATAGTGCCGGTGTCGATCGGATGAGCCGTTGAGAATAATGCCTGGCCGTCACCGCCGATAGCTGTATTGAAAGTCGTGCCGGTATTGAACACGTTGGCAGCGTACAGCTCCTCGGTTTCCTTGAAGCTCTCCATCAAGCCATCGTTCGATGGACCAAATTCCGACTTATACAAATTATCGTCAATGGCTTTTCTAGTGATGGCGTAGCCGAGGCCGATTTCCAGATGTTCGGCATTATAGACAAAGCGCTGCCCGGCAGAATTGTCGAAGGCCGTTGGTCCGCCTTCCTGCTTGAGCTGAGCAAAGCCCAGGTAACGCATCGCAGCCCGGCGCTCTAACGCCATAACCGAGTCGGTCTGTCTGAAGACCTTCGGCCATTGGCGCTCGATCATACTGTACTTTCCGCTTATTCCCCAAAGGCCCGGAAGGAGAAGGTCGCGTATCTGACTTAAGGCAACCGGCATGACCGCTTCTCCTTATGAGGTGACGCCCGTCAGGACGTTGTAGGTCCAGTTATTGGGCTTCACGACGACGATGTTGAAAAACTGTGCCGAAGAGGCATCGGTCCCAGGAGCACCGGGAGGTCCGACATTGGCGAGAGTATCGATGAAGCGCCACGGTGCGCTCGACAGGCCCGTCACACCCTGCGAGGACGATATCGTCGCTTGCGAGATGCCGGTCGTGGTGTTGATGCCGAGACCACTGTTGTGAAACAACAGCTCGCCGGTGTTATTCGATGAAGTGATGTTGGCGCTGGAGACTTGCGCGGTATAGAGCAGATCAGGATGGGTCTGCACATAGGCCGTCACCGGAGTCGATGATGCCGCACCCGCTCCTGTTTGATAGTTATTGGACCACACCACTCGGCCGACAGTCGGCGAGAAGAACTCGCAACCGTTAAAGACACCGAGCGGGACTGGTGCTACCGATGAACCGGCGTAAAGCGTGATGGCGCCTGGGAATTGCGAGCTTTGCGCAACCAGGTCGCCGGTGCCGAAGTTGTTGGCGTCGGATGAGTTAATAAAAAACCGCTCCATACCGTATGTCGGCGGGGAGCCATCGAGCATGCGGTATGGACGATAACCAAAGGGGGCATTGGTATTGGGCATGATGGCTCCTTATCGATCTCAACTGCGAACACCTCGCAGTCACGATCAGCAAAGCCATCACACCTGATGGGACAGTTTACTTGGCCGAAACCTCGGCACTCAAGCTCTATACAGAGCTCGCTCTAGAAATTCGGTACTCTCAGTCCTTCCGGCTCATTCTTTTGGTACTTCAATGCGCTCGAAAGATTTAGAGATACGGTTGGACTTTACTGCAGATGGATGACTCGCGTCAAGCGAGACTCCCTCCAGACCACCACCGGTAAATTGTGCTTCCTTGGCGGCGAGCTGCTCACGAGCCCGCTGTAACTCAACAGCACGAGCCCGCTCGGTTCTCTTGGCATGCCGAGCCATCAAGACCAGAGTACCGTCATAACCGATTTCCTTGGTGTCGCCTTTGGGAGCATAAAGTCCGTCAAGCGCACCATTAAAGTACCAAGGGAAGATTGGCTGCCAGCCACCGCGCTCGGCATTAGCCCGGTTCATGGCATCGGGCTGACCATTAATGGCTACCCGAACCCAGCGGAAGCTCAGCTCTCTCGGCAGTTTAGATAAAAGATCAGGACCAAATTGCAGTGGGCTCTGGGTATCCTCGGCCATTGGATCTACAGTATCGACCCAGACCGGCTCTTCATGCGGGTTCTGACGCTTAGGTTCCCGTTCAACCGGTGACGGTTCTGGTG